TCCTATCCCTTTTACTCCTCCTTGGCCTTATGCTCATACGGGGCTGTTCATAGATAGTCAGGATTTGGATTGGGGTCCAGACAACGATAATGGTTTGATTTCTAAAACAGATGGATTAACTCATGCCATAGCAAAGTATGTAGAAACATTGAAAGCACAATTATAATAATGAATAAATATTACAATAACAACTGGAAAGGAATATTGTGGTTGAGATAAAAGTAGTAGAAGAAAGAATGATAGAAAAGTGGAAGAGAGAGAAAGGGTACAGTAAGAAGTTGGTTAGAGGAGTGCCCAGACATCAGTATTATAATGATTGCGAAGAATAACAAAGAAGAAAAAGAAATAGGAGTAAACATGGCAGAAGAAGAATTAGTCGATTTTGGGTTTTCCGCGGTAACAGCAGATGAATATGACCGCGATAATACCGATGGAGATAACACAGGAAGTGGAGGTTCTGCTAGTCCAGAAGCATTATCATCAATGGACGCCAAGATAGAACAAATCATGGCAGCCCTTTCAAGTAAATCTGATGCACCGGCAAATGATTATGGATTTTCTCAAGAAGATAAAGATAAACAAGATGAAACGTTAGCAGGTATTGAACTAAAGATTGATAAAATTCTATCATTAGAACAAGATGAAGAACGTTCACAAACAACAGCAGATATTCTTGCTCAATTAAATGATGCTACAGGTGAATCTCGTACATCATCTAAAAAGGCAACTGAAGCTGTAGGAAAACAAGATGAGATCATGAAGTTCTTGAAGAGTATGTCTCCAAAGATTGACAAGATTCTCAAACTAGAAAGCCTTGAAGCTCTGTTAGAAGGAACATCAGGAAAGTTAGATAGTTTGACCGCATCTCAAGTACAATCTGTTACTGCTGAACCACCAGACTTAACTCCAATTATGGAGAAACTTGAATGGTTAGATAAAGATGTTCAAAAGATTCTAAAGATGGAACAGTTAGAAGCAGTACAGAGTCTTCAAAAATCTTCTGCAGATATGTCTACAGTTATTAAAGAGATTGAACAGAGAAAGAAAGACATAAACTTAAAATATAAGTCACGTATGTTGGCAGTAGAAAAGTTGATTGTTCCTTTGATAGAGAATCTTCAGAAAGATGGAGAGACAAAAGAATATATCAAATGGCCGAATAGAACATCTATTTTAGAAGCTCAAAAATCTAAAATATTACAAGTTACGAGATCGGAAATATGAAATTTAAAGACCTCAAACAAGAACTTATAGAAGGTGTATATGATCCTGGAATCTTCAAAGCCTTTTTCTTAGCAGGAGGGGCTGGTTCTGGTAAATCATATTCAGCAGAAAAAGCAACAGGTTCTTCTGGAGGTAAGTTCGAATGGCACGATGACATGAATACTAGGGAACTCACTCCTGGCAGGACAGGACCGTATGGATTGAAGGTGGTCAACTCTGATGAACAATTAGAATTTGGACTGATGAAAGCAAAAATGCATTCTAATATGACAAAATATACTGATGATGAAACAACAAAAAAAGAACTTATACGAACAAGAGCAAAAAAAATAACTCTAAAAAGAGAACAGTTATGGGTTCATGGTAGATTAGGATTAATCATTGATGGCACTGCTCATGATCCGTTAAAATTGGGCATAAAAAAGAAAGAACTTGAAGATGCTGGTTATGATACTTACATGATATTTGTTAATACTGGACTTGATATAGCACTTCAACAAAATTCTGAAAGGTCTAGAAAACTCCCTGATGAAATAGTAAGAAGCACATGGGAAGAAGTTCAAGGAATTAAAGATCAACTCGCCAACTTATTTCCTGGTGGATTTGTTGAAATTGTCAACAATAGAGCCGGTGAAGATGTATTTAGAAAATCATTTGTTGAAATAGGTAAAATCATGAAACGCCCACCAACAAAACCTGCCGCAAAAATGTGGATAGCACACGAAATGGAACAAAAAAACAGGTCTTGACATATCAGTATTTCGTGTTATAATATATTATGAGTTTGTATACAGATCAAAAATATGTGGGATTAATCTCACCTCGCCTTGACCTATTTAAACAGGTCAGAGCCAATCTTTGGAATTCGCGATGTCCTATTTGCGGTGATTCTCAAAAGAATAAATCAAAAAAACGAATGTACATTTACGCAAAGAAGCAAGACTTGTTTGTGAAATGTCATAATTGCGGATATGGTTCTAATCTCGGAAATTTTATAAAGACTCTTGATCCTCATCTTCATGGTCAATATATCATGGAGAGATATAGTCAAGGACAAAATGGTCGTGGTAAAACAAAAGAACCAGAATTTAAATTTGAAGCTCCAAAATTTAAACCCAAACCAACCATTATTAACTTACAGACTATAGGTACACTTCCTTGTGATCATCATGCCCGATTGTTCTATGCAGGTAGAAAAATGCCAAATTCTTTTTTAGATAAAGTTTACTATGCGGATGATTTTAGAGAATGGGCAATGTCAATATCCGAAATCGATTATTCTAATTTAGGTAAAAAGGAATCAAGAATGGTTATTCCTTTTTATGATACAGAAGGAAACCTAATTGCCGCTCAAGGTAGAGCTTTAGGTAGTCATGAACTCCGATATATTACTGTTAAAGTTTCTGAAGAGAGTACTAAAGTTTATGGGTTGGAAAGATGGAATTCTGAAGATACTACATATATTGTAGAGGGTCCAATTGACTCAATGTTCCTTCCTAATTGCTTAGCAGTCGCAGGTGGTGACCTCCAATCAATAAAATTAGATAAGAAACAATGTGTATTGATATTCGACAATGAGCCGAGAAATATACATACTGTTAAAAAATTGATGAATGCCATAGATGATGGATGGTCTGTTGTTATTTGGGAAAAAGAGAAAAAATTTAAAGATATTAATGACTTAATTATTAGTGGACTGTCAACCGATGAAATTCTTGAAATGATAAATAAAACTACTATGAAGGGATTGGAAGCGGATTGGGCAGCTAGAGAGTGGAGAAATGTCCAGTGAAGAAGAAGAAATAAAGGTTCATGAACACGGGTTTGTAAAATTACTTGATGTCATGGGCAACGATGAAGAGGTAGAAAATGCCGCACGTATTAGTTATGGAGAAGGAACAAGAAAGGTAAGTCAGACGCGTAACCTAATACGCTACCTAATGAGACACAGACACACCTCACCCTTTGAGATGTGTGAAGTCAAGTTCCACATAAAACTTCCCATCTTTATTATGCGTCAGTTAGTCCGTCATAGGACTGCCAACCTGAATGAGTATTCTGGGCGATACTCTGTCATGTCAGATGACTTTTATTTTCCAAAGGGGAAAGAATTAAAACCCCAATCAACAACAAATAAACAAGGTAGAGAAGACGGTGAGTTACATAATCCAGGAGAAATCGAATTTGAAATATATCGTATTTTTGATGGAGCAAATACCGCCTACCACAATCTTTTAGACTGGAATGTATCAAGAGAGCTAGCAAGAATTGTGCTCCCTGTGTCGAACTATACTGAAGTAATATGGAAGATAGATTTAAATAATTTTTTCAAGTTTTATCAATTAAGAGGTGATGATCACTCTCAAAAAGAGATACAAGATTACGCGAATGTTATGTGGGCTTTAGTTGAACCACATTTTCCTTTATGTTGTGAAGCATTTACGGATTATGTATTGAATGCAAAGACCTTTTCAAAACAAGAAATGAAAATTATAAGTGACAATCTAAACGGAAGCTGGATTATGTCCAAATATGGATTGTCTGAACGAGAATCAACAGAATTTTTAGAAAAGATAGGAAGAAATGCTACCAACTGAATACCAACAATTTATACATTTATCGAGATATGCAAGATGGGATTATGAAAAAGGAAGAAGAGAAACATGGCACGAAACAATTGAACGATATTTTGACTTTTTTACCAAACATTTAGAAAAAAACCATAAATTTATACTTGACAATGGTGAAAGAACTGAACTAGAAAATGCGGTAAAAGAACTTAAAGTTATGCCTTCTATGAGATGTTTAATGACGGCAGGTCCGGCACTAGAAAAGGAAAATGTTGCTGGTTATAATTGTGCATACGTAAAGGTAGATCACGTTAGATCCTTTGATGAAATTCTTTATATATTAATGAATGGAACAGGAGTTGGGTTTTCAGTAGAGGAAGATTATGTGAAAAAACTTCCAACAGTTCCCGATGAATTATATGCAACTGATACTACTATTGTAGTTGCAGATTCTAAATTGGGATGGGCTAGAGCTTTCAAAGAATTGATATCATTACTATATGGTGGTCATATTCCAAAGTGGGATGTGTCTAAAGTAAGAGAAGCTGGTGCACCATTAAAAACTTTCGGTGGAAGAGCATCAGGTCCTGCTCCGTTAGTAGATTTATTTAATTTTACTGTAGCTACATTTAGTACTGCAATAGGTAGAAAACTTCATCCAATAGAGGCACATGATATTGTCTGTAAAACTGCCGAAATTGTTGTTGTGGGTGGTGTTCGTAGGTCTGCCCTTATTTCTCTTTCTGATCTTAATGATCGCGAAATGCGATTTGCAAAGTCGGGTCAATGGTGGGAAAAAGATGTACAACGAGCATTAGCAAACAATTCCGTTAATTATAAAGAAAAGCCGGATGCAGGAACTTTTATGCGAGAGTGGTTATCTCTCTATGACTCCAAATCAGGAGAACGTGGTATTTACAACGGATTGGCAAGCAAATACCACGTAAATGAACTAAATACTAGAGAAAAGGATAAAAATGGCACATACATTCAACGAAGAGTGGCACGAGATGATTTCGGCACAAATCCTTGCAGCGAAATCATTCTACGATCCAGAGAATTCTGCAACCTCTCCGAGGTTGTCGTTAGAAGCAACGACACTATCCAGTCTCTTAAAGACAAAGTGCGCATTGCAACTATCCTTGGAACCTTTCAATCCACTCTTACCAACTTCAAGTACCTGTCAAGAGAATGGCAACGAAATTGTGAAGAAGAGCGATTATTGGGAGTTTCACTCACAGGAATTATGGACAGTCCTTTAACAAATAGTGGAAAGGACACTACAAAGAAATTATTAAATGAATTAAGAGAATTAGCGGTAGAAACTAATAAAGAATGGTCAGGAAAATTAGGAATTGAACGTAGTGCATCTATTACGTGTGTGAAACCCTCTGGTACTGTTTCACAGCTTGTCGATTCGGCTTCTGGCATTCATGCCCGTCATAATCCTTACTATATTCGAACTGTAAGAGCAGACAATAAAGATCCATTATGTAAACTGATGAAGGCTGAAGGTTTTCCAAATGAACCTGATGTTACAAAGCCTGAACATACAACTGTATTTTCATTTCCAGCAAAGAGCCCTAAAGGTGCAATTTGTAGAAATGATATGACAGCACAGAAACAGTTGTCTTTATGGCACACCTACGCAAAAGAATGGTGTGAACATAAACCTAGTGTAACTGTATCCGTCAAAGAAGATGAGTGGGTAAACACTTCAGCTTGGGTATATGAAAATTTTGATGACATTAGTGGTATTAGTTTTTTGCCATTTAGTGATCACACATATAAACAAGCACCATATCAAGATTGTACTGAGGAAGAGTATAAAGAACTGTTAAATAAAATGCCAAAAAAGGTTGATTGGTCATCATTGTCAAATTATGAAAAACAAGATTTTACTAGTGCTAGTCAGGAATTTGCATGTACTTCGGAGAAAGGATGTGAAATAGTTGATATTTCTCCACAAGTTACATTGTAACAACAAATAGGGGAATAAATGTCAATGGATTTTAAAGATAAAGCTAGAGAACGGATAAGTGATGTAGTCTATGAAACAAAGAAGTTCTTTAAACGTAAAGTAAAAAAAGAAGAAGATGAAAATCTCTACGAAACTAGGTGGGTGTGGTATCATTCCGCACTTGTTATAGAGTTGTTTATAATAATCATTTTATTATGGTATATCGCATATGAAGGCTAATGAAGGTGAAACGTTTTATCGTGTTGCAATTTTTGCTTCAATACTATTCATGATAATATTCCTCTTTGGTGGAGTAGTGATGTTGAATCAAGTAAAGGCAGAAGATGATAAAACATTTATTAAAGTTCCTAATGATGAGTGGCCAAGTCAGGTTATTTTTGATACTGTACAAGTGTGTTATCAAGGAACGTTAAGGTGGGTGGCGCTGGGCAATCCTAATCTTATGAATACGCCGCCACCTTATCATATTCAAAGAATTATGTCTATGCATTGTTTTTGTGTATTAGACAAACTCAGGACAGACTATAAACTCACGCCATGGGTGAAAATGCTCAGCAAAGATAATCCATTAGCGCCAACAGTTGCACCTAGAGAGTTTATGACAAAAGCTATAATGTGTATTAAAGAACATAATACCTTACAGGGATTAGTTACATTACAAGGCGCAGAAGAAAGCTTAAAGTTTTTAGACAAACTACATGATAATGAAACAATCACGCGAAAACAAGAGGAGTCAGACAATGGTTCTGGGACATCAGACTCAATACCAGAGCAACCAAATGAATCATTACAGGATACTCCCCAAATAAACTTTTAATAAGGAAAACATGGAAAAGTTTACACGACTTTTTTTGTTATGCTTTTCTATATTAATATTTTTCGGTGTTTCAGCACAAGCGATCACCAAAGAAATAATTGAAGAAGTAAGAAAATCAGTAGTATTACTATCGTTAAATACATTAGAAAATCCACCCGTTAATGCTCCTAATGCATTGTGTTCTGGAACAGTCATTAATGAACAAAGTCATATATTGACTAATTTTCATTGTGTGTATGAACAGAAAACACTTAATATGTTTTTTTGGGATGAAGACGATTGGCATGAATATAAAGTAGAAATAATTGGTATAGATCCATTAGCAGACCTAGCCGTGCTTAAAGTAATTGGATTAACAAGAAAAGTTCCATACTTAAAGTTTGCTGATAATAAAGACATATATACAGGAGCAGTAGTATTTGCGTTTGGTCATCCTATGGGTATGGCGTGGAGTTTATCAAGAGGGATCATTTCTAGCACAACTAGATATGCAAGACACCCTTACATTAAATCGATACAAATAGATGCCGCAATTAATAAAGGAAATTCTGGCGGACCCGTACTTAATGAAAAGGGTGAAATTGTAGGAATTGCTTCATTACTTGTATCTAGAACAAATCAAAATGCAGGAGTTGGAATAGCGATTAGATCCGATGTTGCAAAAAAATCACTTGCAGAGATGTTAGCAACAGGAAAAGTTAATCGTCCGGCATTAGGAGTTTCAATTATTCCTTTGCATGGAAAAGATAAGCAAAGAATAAAAATATTGAAGGATAATCCTAAGATAAATAGATCAATTCCAAATACTTACGGCTTGTTGATAAGTGATAAAAATAAACCAACTAATCCATTGCCTAAAGGATTACAGGCATGGGATACCATAATAGGTATTAATGATGTGGCTATCAACAATGATGTTGAATTTGCTGATCAATTGGGTAAATATAAAATCGGTGATACCGTCAGTATCAATATTCTTAGAGATAAACGATTTATACAAATCGATAATATTACTCTAAAAGTGTTTCCTGTTCCAATCAAGTTAATGTATGGAAAACGGACACTAACAGTACCGGTTCCAAACAAAAACTAAAAGGCAGGAGATGGAAATATGCCAGTAAATATAATCTGGGAAGATGGAGATGCTACAGTCAGTATATTGTGTGATGGCTGTGACAAAGAATATGATATTTTGACAAAAGATACAGATGGGTTAGAATTATGTTCCTTTTGTGGACATTACCTTGAAGTAGATAGTGAAACGGGAGAAGATGATACAGAAGAAGTTAGCGGGTATTGACTATTCTTTGACATCCCCCGCAATATGTGTATATAAGGAAGAAGATGGTGGATATTTTGATTTTGATAGGTGTGTGTTACATTATCTATTTAATAACAAAAGACAAGGACAACTTGCCTCCCGGTGTGGGATAGATAACATAAAAGCAGACGCTTATCCTGAATGGAATTGCGAAGAGGAAAGACACGAAAAATTGTCAACTTGGGCATATCGTATTGTTCAAGGTTGTGATGAAGTGTATCTTGAGGGTTATGCTTTTGCTACTGCTGCACAAGCTGGTGTTCGTTCAATAGCAGAAAATACAGGACTATTAAAGCACAAAATGTGGAAAAATAAAGTACCATTTAAGAGTTTTCCCCCTACTGTCATCAAGAAGTTTGCAACAGGAAAAGGTAATGCTAACAAAGAAGTAATGTATGAATCATTCATAGCAGAACTTCTTACCCCTACTGACCTCAAAGAACGATTAACTCCCACAGCAACAAAAGTAAAAAATCCGATTAGTGATTTAGTGGATGCCTATTTCATCGCAAAATGTGGTGTAGAGGGTATGTTATGACTGATAAAGAACGAAAACAAATTGCTAATCGAAAATACTATGAAAAGAACAAAGACCGACTTGCTGAGAAATGGAAACATGATGAAGACCGAAAAGAATACTTAAAAGTATATTACACAGAGAATAAAGAGGCTATTTTAGAACGGGCAAAAGAGTGGAATAAACGTAATAAAGAAGCAAGAAAACTAATTATGGAACGTGAAAAAAGAAGTAAATTAAAACCGTTTTGGGAAATTAAGCTTACTAAATAATAAATATAATAGAAAGGATTGTTATGGCAGATAAGATTATTCCAAATTTACCAAAGACAGAAGCTACAACGTTTGATGATTTGTTGCTTGTTGTAGATACTCCATCTGAGTCACCGACAAACAAAAAGATCACTATTGCGAACCTCTTCAAAGGGTCAGTTAGTTCTGTAAATGTTTCAGACACAACTCAAGCTCTTGATGGTAAATCTATACCAGCAGTATTCCTTTGTACTGGAACTGGTAATGCAACTCGAATTGCAACAAT